TTAATTCATAGGACCCTTACTTGTGACACGATCCCAAAACCCTTTTTTATGAGCGCTTAACAGTGCTGTTGTGATCACAACAGCCAAAACGCAAAATTGGGGTTTTAATTTGATACCAATTAGCAAAAGAGAAGCGTCATAATGCTGATATACCAGCATTATGACGCTTCTCTTTTTATCTACCGACGTCGACTTATCACCCGCACGGTAGTTATACCATTAAGGGTAGCACGCTATAAATGCCATTTATAAGCCATTTCTGAAAAAGAGAGATTTTTAATTTACAAATCGTGGAAGAGCACAAATTAATTTAATATTGGCCCTTTTTTGATGTTTTGCTTTTTCCACTATTATATACCAACTTATTATCTTAAACATAAAAAAGTCCCACACCAGCCAATTAAGGTTAGTGTGGGATTTGTTGTCATTTTTTCCAAAGTTGTTAATCACAGCAATGCAATTAAAGTGTGGCTAGTATCGACTTTACCTAGTCAGATTTAACTTGGATCTTTTCTCTCCACTGTATTTCTGGAAATCCCATTAAATCTAACACTTTTCCTATCCCAATTGACTTTAACTTATAATTGCTTTTTTCTATAAGACTATTGATACTATACGTCATTGCTTTAAACTGCTTACGTGTCAAAACCAAAGCAAGTAACGATATGAGTGCAAATAAATCTACTGGCTTTTCTAAGTCATCGAACATTGGGTTATTCATATAGTACTTGCTGAACAACGACTTCGGAATCTTTGTCCTTAAGCTGTAATTGTAAAAACGTTCATCATGTGCACAAACATTTCTAAACAGATTTGCAACAATAATTAAGGATTTCAATTCTCCTGTATCAATCTTTTCACTGGATTTCCAATGCAATTTATAATATTCACTGAAGTCTCTCGCAACTTTCTCCTTTAGGTTTTGATCCAATGAGTCATAAAGATATTGTATTTCACCAAAAGTCAACGTATTAACTAGCACCCACAACGGTACATGGGTATGTTGCTGAACATAATGAATAATACTAGGCTTACCATACCTTTCATTTCTTCCCCTGTTGAGTTTTAGTGAAAGGTTTTTTAAGTTTTTTAGAACGTTGGACAGATCACCAATATCGTTGGAATAATTCACAATATTTAAATAACTGTACGGGTCTGGAAATTTTTGTGCAAACTCATAACTTATAATCGACTTTAAGCGGGATTCAAATATCAACAAATAATTTAATACTATATTTCTCAAATCTCTGTCAAATCCATATAGTGTATACACATCTGAAAAAGTAGTTTTATGGATAAACATCTCAGGCTTAAGAGCCTCACCTGCACCATCTTTTCTTAAAAATGGATCTTTATAGCCATTAATTACACTGTAATAATTATTATTAAGTAAAACCTGTCTTGCATAATCTGTGTTATCAATTTTCATACCACGATTCTTCAACATCTTTAATTGAGCATCTAAACTGGTAAAAGGTTTATCTGTACTGTATGTCATATGGTCTACTCCTAAAAAAAAATCCACCCCGCGGACGGAATGGACAAGGTCTTATGTGTGTAATGATATAGATTGACGACATTTTTGTCAAGAATTTGATTATCACTTAAATGTAGAAAGACGAATATTTTCCTATATTTAGTAATTGAATGATCAAATGGTTTGCAAAATCGCCATATGTTGTGTTTATTTTTTTATGTATTAAAGTTGCACGATTTCTCATGTATTCCTATGATAATACGGAACCTAGTAATAATCTGGTTTCCTCTTTCGCTGAGATACTTTCTCTTATGTATTAGCCATCTACCTTTACAGCAGGCGGCTTTTTACGCAAAAAATTCCCCACGCCGAAGCGCAGGGGAATTAATCAAGTTATAACTATCATCTAGAAACTACACTAGAGACAATTAGTATTATACTTATTACTTGCTATTCTGTAAAGTATTGTAGTTATCTAATTAGCTATATTGACAGCTAATAATGCTAAATCTAAACTCTCACTAACAAAATATACAGGCAAGCAACACAAAAAAATCTTCCACTCATCAAGCAGAAGATTATCCTCATCACTTCCGGCACCACTAACCGACAATCTTGGGGGGATTTGAAAGCTGTGATACTAATAACAGGACAAGGGACATAATAACACTTGTCGGTTTATATCACAATACCGAAAGTAATCTATAGAAAAATATTAATAAGTCCTTGTTATATTAATCAGGTTTAATGTATAATAACTGTGTTCTTTATTATCTTAGGAGAAACAGAACACCCATTTTATTTATTTAAACATTGGGCCAGTCTTGACTGGCTCTTTTTTATATATTTTGTTAACAAAAAATCCCCCACGCCGAAGCATGGGGGACTAGAACAGTTCACGATTATTATACTACTTTTTCTCCTGATTGTGAGGCGGATTCTGACGTCGTTTCAGTGTCAGATGATGCAGAACTATTCACTGCAGCGACTGCGGACTCTGGCCCTTGCACTTCATCAGCAACCTTATTAGCGGTCGCTTCAACTTGGCTTTCCTCGTCACTTTTAACTGTTGGTGCTGTCACTGTTTGAACGTCAGTAACAACGCCCAGCATACCAAGGATGGTTAACACGGTGTTAACAACGGCAACAATGGCTGACCAATCACCAGTAAACTTAATGCCAAACATGGCAAAGACTTGTTGAACCAAAACGATCAGTAAGGAAATGATCCCAGCGATCAATTTACCATTCAAGCTACCGTCAGCATTCTTGAAGCTAATTTTTTTAATCATATTTTCCCTCCTAAAGGAACTTTTCTGCGATGTAAATAACTAACGTGACGAGCACGCCACTAACCAAGATACCAATTAGCCCATTTTGAATGGTTGTCACGCGGTCAATTTGATGGCTAGCTTCAATGGACTTGGCCAGTGCCTTGTCAGCTTTGTCTCCAATATCGTCAACTTGATTCAGCTTTTCTTCGATGTTCTCAACTTTCGTTTTGGTGGCGGCCACATCCTTTTGAATATCCATTAATAGCTTAGTTGCATCATCATATTGTGTCATTACCGCACCACCAATCGCTGGCCGGGATAGATAGTGGTGTAAATTGACTTGCCATTCTGGCTAGCTAGTGTAGTCATGCTCAGGCCGTTGCGTTGTGCGATCGCCCACCAGCTGTCGCCAGACTTGACTGTGTAATACGTATGACTAACCGGCTGACCAGTAACTCGCTTCCCGTAGGCTGGCCCATTGGTGACGCCTAGCTTAATGAATCCGTATAGGCCATTTGAACGGGTGTAACGTGCCCAGACATAGTCGTGTTCGATAATAACCGCGTTATAAATTACACTCTCACCCTTGTAATAGGTAGCTACTTGGCTAACTTTGTCGCTATCCGTGTATCGTACGGCCAGAGTACGATTAGGGTAGAACACCCCACGTTGACTATATTTAACGACCTTAGCTGCCTGTGCCTGCTTAACGTTGGCTTGAGCTTGCTTCTTACTAGCAGTTGTATAGCCTGATTTAGTGATCCCCGTTAAATCAACGTTGCCATCTAATCCGCCTGCTTTGTAAGTGCTGGTGAATTGGAAGATAGCCACGCCGTCCATACTTGGGAACCAGTTATAATCCGGCTTAGTTCTAACCAGATAGTCCGGATATTCAGCTAGCCATAGACAGCTACCGTAGGCACGTACAATGGCGCTAGTATTAACATATGCATTGAGATAGGCCTTGCCGGAGTACAGCATAGGAGTATAGCCAGCGTCTTTAATGAGGGCCATTTGAGCTAGAATGACATTAGTGTTAGCTGTCACGCTATTAGAAGCACCGTCCTCATAGTCTAGTGCGACAATACTACCCTTGGGAGTCCTAACACGTGGCAAGTAGTAGGCCATCATAGCCTTGGCATTGGTCATATTGCCACCGACACCATCCCACAAATACGTGTGTACCCGTTTACCAGCCTGTTGAGCACTGGCAACTTGGCTGTTATACGTGGTTTGAGGGATATTAGTGCCACCATAGAAGCCACCCGCCTGTGAGAATACAAACTTATCGGTGCTATAGCCGAACACACCACTATTACCGTTATACTTAGACCAATCAACCCCTTGGTCCCGGCTAGTTGAAGCCTGACTAGTAACATTGACCATTAAAAAGGCCATAAAAATAGCCCCCACCGTTAAGATGAGTGCCTTCAACTTGCACTTATTCAATTGTCTACCCCCTATTGTACGCTGTTATTATCTACGGTAGCTGATGACTGTGCTTCTGATGTTGCTGGTGTTACCGGTGTTCCTGATGTTGTTGACGTTGTTGGTGCTACATATGCTTCACCGGTAATAACCTTGTAATCGTCAGCAGTAATGCCATCCGGTAATCCAACGACTGTTGCTAGTGTTTCCTTGGTAATTGTTTTCCAATCTTGATATGCCCACGTATAAATTTGAACCATATTATGCTGTCCCCTTTGCTGATTGACTAAGTGCGAGTTCTGTGATCGACTTCTGTAACTGACTGATACTTGTTGCGGATACCGTCTGTTGCTGTGCTAAAGCCGTTGCCGACTGTACAGCTTGCTGACTTGTTTCTAACACGCTGGAATACTTAGTATTCAACTCTTCAAGCGAAACATTTGGCAAGTTGCCCGGATTGAGTAAAACATTTTTATCCGTATCGTACCGAAATTTGTCGGAATGCTGGGCAAACTGGGTAATCCATGAATCAAGAATGAACACCCTAGTAAACCCGTCTGCCTCGGTGTTCTGGTAAGCTGTAATGAAACCATCTGTGTCATAAGTGATGTAAATAAACATATAATCGTCCTTTCTAAACTGTTGTTCCTGTAGCATCTACCCAGTTTTTTCCTGTGTACCATATTGGCTTGTTTAAGCTAGTGTCAAAATACTGGTAGCCTGTGCTAATGCCAGTTGGTCTAGCAGCTGTATTACCTGTTGACAAATGTAAAACTGCTGAATCATCAGCAGGTGTGTAACCAATTTTATCTTGTTTGGCGTTAACCTCCTCAATCCCTGCGACGTCACTAGCTGGTTTACGCATATCTGAAACATTAACTTTATCTTCCGGAGCTGGAGTCCAATCAATAGCTTGTGTTCCCCAGTACAAACATAATGAGTTTCCTAAGACTGTAAAATTATGAGGTGTTGTATTTGATTTTGTCTGCATAAGGTTTATGCCAAGTCTGTTACTATCTACAGCGTCTGAACTTTTGCCAAACTGTAAAGCATATGTTCCTTTCCAAACATTATTACCCATTTCAAGCCACTTAAAACCGAGAACGCTAAAGTAGTCAGTTCCAACAACATTATCATTACCCCAGGTGACTCCATCTAGCTTTATTCTGTCAAAAATATTGGTTTTTGTCGGGTCATCCTGAGTACTTATTTCAAAAGAAATTGTGATAGGATGAGTAGTTCCTTGGTTAGTAATCTTAAAAAACTCGGGAGTAACTGTTCCGATTGTCGTATTAGACCATCCTGCAGCACCTACTGGTGTGACTAAGACATCACCTAGGCTTCTTACCAGGTTTCGTCCACCAATAGTATCTGATAACTTATTGAATGGCTGTACCTGAACTCCATTAAGCTGTTCAGTTCCATTCTTGTTATCAGTAACTTTTGTGCTCAATCCATTGTTTAAATCAGTAACAGTAGTGTAGTTACTTAAATCTGGAGTGTCACCTTTGTCACCCTTGTCACCCTTAGCGATTGTGCTTGCAGCCTTATTCATTGCTTCAACAAAGTCATCAAAAGTAATGGTTGTAATCGTGGCGCCATTGGCACTTTGAATGTTATTGGTAATAGTGAACCCAGTTGACCCATCACTAGGGTAAATTGACGTTCCAATACTATCAGCCACCCATACTTCAATGGCGTAGCTACCAGCTGGTAGACTATTTATCAACTCAGCGCTAAATTTAACGGTAATTTTACCAGTCCATGAATCAGCTAACTTATTTGGATCAATTTTGATCGATTTAAGATAGCCACTATCATTTCCCAATTTAACGGTAATTGAAGTGGCATGAGTTAAATCCACTGCCGTATTATCATTGCCACAAACTAACGTAAAGCTAGTGGTGGTATCACCAATTTTGACCGTCTGTGATGAAGTATCAGTAAAACTAAGTGTTTTTTCCGTTTTAGGTTCCTCCTTTTTAGCCAACTTGGCATTAATTACGCAGCAACGGTACTAACTAATTGATTATACTGATCAGCAGTAATCATTGCTGCTGACTTAAATGTTGCTAAATCATCTTTAGTGTATAATCCAATTTCAAAGTAGTATTTGATAAATTCAAACATAATTCGTACCTCCTATTTGGTTTCAGCTATTGGTGTTGATGTTGATACTGGTGTTTTTTTTGTGTCTGCCAATTGTAACAGCATTTTTGCATTAAACTCATCTTGCTTTTTCTGCATCGTTGCCATTTGCAATGCTAATTTTGCTTGGAACCGTTGTTCATCGCTTGGCTGATATTTAACGACATCTGGAATTGTTGCAACATAGTTAGGGTCTTTGGTTAAAACATTATCTATCAATTGGAATGCTTGCGGTTGCGTGCTTGCCAAGAAATCATCTGGAATTTCACCCTCATAAGTTGTCGCCCCTGTTAGTCCACCGACGGTAGCATAGCTTGTCACGTGTCCGGTCGCATCCAGCACTAATTGTAAGCTAATTTGATTATCCATTATTTTAATCCCTCGACTTTCGTTAAGACGACGTCACTAAGAGGGTCGGCTTTGCTACTACCATTGTTAATCAATGCCTTTGATAGTTTCATCGCCTTTTGATCATCCATTCGATCTAGAGTTAGCTCTGCAGCCCGGATGGCTCCACCATCACCGCTAAGCCCAACCTGTGTCAACCAAAATGTGGATTTATTAGTTGATCGTTCGACATAATCATTTCCTAGCGGGGTCGTCAACTTAAAACGCAAACGATCAAAATTATTGACATCAGCAGCTAATTTCAAGGTATCACCAACTTTAGCACCTCCACTCCATAAATCCATCGCAGTATTAGTTTCAGCTTTGCGCCACTTGCCTTGGAACTTTTCCATCGTGGTCAAGCCGCCAATGAATAGCAAAATACCGTTGTCTGCATCTCCAAAACTGGCTAAAAGGTAGCCATTGAGATAGCTAATATCCATTAAAGGTCGATTAGCCGTCTTTGAGTAGTAATAGTACAGGCCACTTTGGTTAATCTGGTGAATATCATTATTTGGAATTGATTTTACTTTCATAGAATCAATGGCTGATAGCGGTACTCCCTTAATATTAATACCGTCCACAAAGTTTTTAATGCCAGCAATATTGTTTTGTGTACTGGTGGTGTTCACTAATTTGTCAGCATCCGCAATAGCAGCCATTTCGGTTATTGGATGAATCACGGTTCCATTAACATCTTGTAACTCTTTAATAGACATCTTTACTAGCCCTCCTTAATAAAAACCGCATTATTTATCTTGCTGTTAAATTCAGCCTTTGACACGACATCCTTATCTGCCAGCTGAATCTTGATGCTATTTAACCGGTCACTAATATTTTGTATTTCGGTTATGAAGGTTCGTTGTTCGCCTTTTAAATCCGAGATTAATTGTTCATACTCGCTCAAATAACTTTCAGAATTAATTCCAAATTCAACTAAATTAGGTGATACGTCTACTACCACATCAATTGTCGTGTCTACATTATCGCCAAGTAATATTTTAAAGAAAGCTTGTCGGAATGGTCCCCGTGCTGTGAAAGTTTGAGGTGGGAAAGTATATCTAAAGATGCCATCTTGCGGATCTAACACAATGCCACCACTGGTATCAATAATCTTGGTACCATCTGATTTGACCCCTTCAAAATTGACATGTTTACCAGTTAAATCATAGGGGGAATTATTGGAGTTCAATTGTACTGTAACGGTTTTCAAGCCACCATCGCCCACACGGGCATAAATGGCTTGTTGCGTCGTTTGTAAATTTGGCTGTTTTGTAATGTCGTATACTAACTCTTGATTAGCCATTGTTATCTCCTTTTTTAATTATCGTAATAATACGAATAATCTTTAGCAATTTCCTGCACGATATACTGATGAGCTTCCGGAGTTGGATGTACGCCATCGTGCATCATTGTTTTCTTAAAGGCCGGATTATCCGGCTCAAAAATACTCGTGGGTTTCATTAGGTCAACATAAGGAATATCTTGTTGATTAAGATATTTCTTTTGGGCTTCCATATAGTCAATCAGCGTTAAGCCGAAGGCATTTTTAGAATGTTCTGTCCGGTAACTACTGTTCACATCGACGCACTGACGGGTACAATTGACCACAATTAACTTAGCATTCGGGTTATTATTTTTAACCCGTTTAATTGTTTCCTGCAAACCGCCCAGATATGTTTTAATGTCCGTGTCACCAATATATCCTAACTTAATATCATGCACCCAATCATCATCGGTACCCTGAATGATCACCACATTACATTTTTGTAGACGGCTGGCTTGATTGACAATTGCGTTATTATCATAATCACTCATTTTAGCACCACTAACACTAAGGTTTTCAACATAGATGTCATATTGATGAGTTAAAATATCCGGAAATCCCCCAGCACGTGACGATACGCTGTCTCCGATGACACCGATTTTGTTGGCTTTAGTCAGTGATGATTGCTTTACAAAGTCATACAAAACTTGTCCACGTGCAGTCTCATATAGGTTAGGCAACTGATTAATAGCCTCACCATTTGGTTCTTGAATTGTCGGTGCAGCTACATTAGTTGTATCGCCTAAAACAATGGCACGAATTTCACGCGTGTACTTTTCATCTAATTTGTTGAACTGATTTTTCGTGTCTTGGCTGAACTCTTTAGCGGTATTTTGTACTTCAGCAATCGCTTCAGCAGTTTGTGCCATGGCTTCGCGGACATCAATTCCATACTGCTTTTCGCGAATCGCATTTGGAAGTTCCTCCAAATCTAGTTTTCCCGTAATGCGAGAACGATCACGATAATATTTATCTTGGTTGCTCAAAATTTTACCTCCTAGTTAAATACTGGTTCTTGAACCGTTCTGATGGTTCTTGGTTCATATCCACCTTGGTATTAATACCATCCAAAGTGCCTTTGTCGGTATATTGCCATAAGTCATAAGGATATAGCGGCTTAGTACCATAACTTGGAATCCAAATACTCCCAACCTTAGTGGTATCAAGATTGAGTTGTTGATACAAATGGTTCGCAATATATAGCACAATTTGGCTATTTGGAACGCCCCAGTCATTAAGCTGGCTAATGTACGCGTTAACGGTGCCACGCATATCGTTATTCTCGATGGTTTCAACATCAAGGGCATAGAACCGCGGTTGTTGTTGCCCTTGGGTCACGCTTTGAACACGTCGATAAAAAGCACGTGCTTCGGCTCGACTATCAGATTCATCAACCCCTCTAAAGAACGCATATACGGCGTAATTGAGTTTATTGGCTAAGACACCCTGAATATTTTTAACATATTTGGCATCGATATGATTACTACCGTCTTGGATTCTAATAATCCCTAAGGCTAAACCAGCGTTGCCGACTTGCGACCAATTAATATCACTTTGGAACTCTGATACGTCAACAATCGCACCGTTGTAATAGCTTGGTTGATCGTGTGGTGGATTTGGATTAGATCCACTCGGATTAGCTGGATGAGATTCATTTGGAGAAATTTGTACGTTATTTTGCATATTAAATGACGTAATATACTCACTAAAGCTCTTAAGCTGATTGATTACCCTGGCTTGATTAATTTGTTGACTGGTCAGGTTTTTATTCTGATTTCCAATCTTAATCGTGACGGTTTGCGGGTTAACTAGATCAACTTCTTTTTCGCTAACACTAATCGTTTCATCAATATCCATAAACTTATCAATAATACGATAGCTATTACCGACCGTAAACGATTGAAACCGTTTGTCAATTAAAGCTAGATTAACAATGTCAACACTCCAAGCAATCTCGGCTGATACTTGTTTTTCAAGATATTGTTCACCCTTTGTTTTGAGGATCCCAGCATCGTGCACATCGTCCCAAACATTAACATTTTCGATAATGCCAAATTTATCAATTAGTTTTGGATCATCTAAATAACGTCTACCATTATTAACGCTAGAAATATCAATCTTAGGAATCGGCTTATTGCTATCTCGCTTATCGTCTTTTTGTGCTTTTTCAGCGCCTAAGGGAATCAAACGAGTAATAAGATTGTTGACGTTAAGATTGCGCGTAAAGCTCTTTAAATTCACGCCTAACTCGATCGTTTGCTTGGTGTCCGTTCCCAGACGATTGACATAGTCCAAAATCAACTGACCATGAGAATTGCGTCCAATACGTAAAAAGCCTCCTAGTCGATTGACTAAATTGTCCGTAATGTTGTCTAACGTGTCTTTAGTTTCGTCTAAATAACGGTAAACATTATCAGTGCTATTAGTTACATTGACAGTTCCCAAGGTTATTTTTTTGAAATCATCGACTTGTCTATTATGTTCATCGACTATGATTTTTAAAAAGTCATTGACACTGGTGTTATGAATCTCACGGTAAACTTGGGCGCTGTCATGTAGATAAGCTAGTTCGCTTTCAAAACTCAATGTTTGTGTATGCGTGGTTGAATACACTTTACTAACTTTGATGAAGCGGCCTCGGAAAATAGTTTTTTTTGTCTGGAGGTCTTCAATTCTGATAAACCAGCGATAAGGCAAAATCCGATTGAACAACGTATTTTCTAGGCTAATGGTTAACGTTCCAGTGTCTATTCCACCAGACACTAAGCTTAGATTTCCCGATACAATCCGATTGCCATACACATCCGGTTCGTTAATAGATTCTTCATTTCCAAGATAGGTTTCACGAACTAATATTTTGTACACTACAACATCACTTCGCTTTCCCATTGAAACTCAACATCACCGTTACCACTAACTGTAAAATTATTGATTCCGGGTTTTAATCTAAAGTTAGGGTCATCTTGATAATTTTTGGTGTATTTATATTTACCATTAATCTTCATATCATTTTGACAGATAACCTTGAGCCTTGATTTCAAATCGCTGTCATTATACAAGCTAATTCTTTTGGTGCCATTGACTGAATACTTGGTAAATTGTGCATACCCTGCTTCCAGATTAAAATTGTCCCAAATATCGTCAAACTGTCCTTTGCGTAACGCATAGGGCGAGACGTTGAATTGCACCGTTATTTCTAATACATTGTTAACATGATCATCATTTGCTGTGACACTACTAGCCTTACCAAACCAATAAAACGGGAGGTCATGACTATCGTAAATCGGCTGACGCATTGGTATTAGCAGCAGTCTTTTACACTTTCGTTCTAGTAACTTACGATCGTGATAATTAATATTTAGTGCTTTAAATTGATATTCAATCGTACGGTTATCGAAGATACGCCGTCCAAGTATATCTGAAAAATCAATTGTCCCATCCATATAACCTATACTCTCGGTAACTTCTTTAGTTGGTGGGTTATTGGCAGTCCGACCAGCTAAGTATAAATTTAATTGGCGACTATCAAAATTAGCGAATTGTACATATTCTTCAGGTTGTGGTTGTTGATACCCAAAATAAATATCATTATCCATTACCATTACCACCGATACCTCCGTTCATCTTCCATGCGTTCGCCTAATTGCTCGTTAGTTACATCGATCAACTTGCCGTTGGCATTTAGATATACTGGGCGATTTTGTTCCAATGCAACTAAAATACGACTAAGCATACTTGTTAACGAGTCAGCTTCAGTATTCTGTTGATCATCAGTTACAACTTTTAACAATTCTCGTAACAATGAATTAGTTTCACTGTTGTCTCGGTGATCAACATTAGTATTAACATCGGCAATTGGCTGAGCACGCATAGTTGTTTCCATCGCCTTAGCTAATAGTGGATAAGCCGTGACGTCATAAGGATTAATTACAAACTCATGGTGTTGGCTGTTGTCGCCAATGATTGCAGTTTGCTCGTCAAAAACTTCGCCACCGTTAGCAAACCGACGACTACCTTGTGGGCCGCTATGCAGCCAATCAACCTTTGGAACACCCCAAATAGAAGTATGACCAATACTGTTTCGCCAATCGGAGTTATTGAAGAAAGCCAACAATTCGTCTAGCGGATTCATTCGATTGGTATGTCCCGGCATTGCAAAAGCAGCAAATGTTCCTGGCGTATATTGCAAAATACCACCGGCTTCATTACCCCCACTATTCATATCATGAACAGTTTGAATAACAGATTTACCGCCAGATTCACTCATGATAGTTGCTTGCAAAAGATCACTGAAACCTGATGGAAGACTATCAATGTGCATCATCTTGGCAGCTTTCTCAATTAAGCCTGGATTGTAGTGACCAGCCTTGCCGTCAGATACTTCCAGTGTTTTTTTGGTGCTATTCAGCATTTCCTTGAACTTATTAACTGCTATGCTCGACAGCTTGCTAATTGTGCCACTAGCTAATTCGCCAAAACTAGCTTCCCCTTTAAATAGGCCATCAGTAGCTTTATGAAGTAGTTTGGAAATATTTCCAAGCGGATCTTTGAGGAACTTCCCAACAGCCTTGGCTTTGTCGCCAATCCATGAGCCAATATCAGATAACTTACCTTTAGTCCAATTGATTGCATTGCCAACAATACCACCGTTTGCATAATGATCGACACCGGCAGACGCCATGATAGCAGCTGTTTCATCGCCATTGTATACTCGTGTACCAGCTGGCAAAGGTAGCACTGCATTACGTTGGTGAGTCATCTTTAGTTCACCAGAAGGTAGTTGTAGCAATTCCTTCCAGTTCTGACCGGCACCATCGTTAACCATTGATAGACGAGTATGCACGACACCACCTTGAGCAAATTTAACTGGCTCTAAATGGTGAATACTAGTTTTATGACCAGTAAAGAATTTCCAAACTGAATCGATTGCATCAACGCCAGCGTTAATAACGCTCAAAACGCCGTTAATACCATCTTGTGCGGCCTGCTTGATACCTTTCCAGACATTACTGAAGAAGTCTCCTAATCCTTGCCACATACCATGCCAAACGGTGCTGATCGCATCTAATACTGATGAAATTATATCGTGCATTCCGTGCATGTAAGCTTTAATCGCTTGCGACAAGGCTTTCCAAATATCTGAAAAGACGTTTTTAATATCTTTCCAAACTTTGCTCCAGTTACCATGAATAATATCAAGAACAGTTTGAATTACATCAGAAATGACGTGCATTGCTCCAATAATCAGTGGCTTAATCACATTCCAAACGGATTTGACTACCGCACTAATAATTTTCCAAGCAGCTTTCCAAATGGCTTTGATAATAGCCATTCCTGCTGATATAATCCCTTTAATTACAGCCATACCAATATCAATAATTGGCTTAATAATCGCCCAAGTTGCTTTTACTTCAAGCGATATATAACCCCAAGCAACCTTCCAGACTGCCTTTACCACAGCCATGCCAAGTTTAAGAACTTGCTTGACCATCTTAATTCCAGCCGAAACCACTGGCTTAATCTCTTTCCAGAATGCCTGAATGGATTTAATTGCTGACTTAAAGAACGGGCCAAACGTCTTTTTGATCCACTTTACAGCATCACCAAGCCACCTAACAACATTCTTATACCAACCTTTGATTGTGTTAATAAGCCCATTTACGAACGCACGGAACTTTTTATTGTGCTTATATAACTCAACTAAAGCAAATATGATTGCCGCAATAGCTGCGATCCAAATTGTGAACGGTACTGCTTTTAATGCTGCTCCAAATGATTTTAGAACACCAGAACCGCCCTTTAATGAAGACATAAACGCGGTTACTGGCTTACCAAGATTTTTAAGGCCACTAGTTATTTTTAAGTTATCGTTAACAGACCTGATGCCACCAACGAATTTGCTAACATTTTTCAAAACAAAAACTCCGGCTAGTATTTTACCGAAAGTTTGAATAGCTGGTCCATTGCTTGCTAATGATTTTAGAATACCAGCTAGTCCGCCTATAGACCTTGAAGCATCTTTACTGTTATTTGATGCTTTACCAAGTGGATTAACTAAAAATCCGAGCACTGAAACCACGCCATTAATAGCTGCGCCCACAACTTTAAAAGCAATAGTTAGACTGCTCTTAACAATGCTGCCAAATGCTTTAATATTATCAGCATTTTTGGCAAGCCAAGCTGAAAGCTTGTCGACTGACTTACCAGCGTTTTTAACCATCTGATCTAGGGAACTTGTAAAGCCCTTGCTAGTGAAATTGCCGCCAGCAAAAGCTTTAGTAACCGTAGCGAACCCTTTGCTTACCTTGTTACCTAAATTTTTAAATAAACTCTCGGTATGAGTTTCAGAAACCCATTTAGAAATGGTACCAAAGATTGGGTTTTGCGCTTTTAGAAGCGGTTTTTCAATGTCACCTAGAAGCTTAGGCATTTGTGCTTTAACCGTCCGTTGCATACCAGTCATGGTCTTTAGCATATTTTCAGCCGCTTTACCATACTTGTGATTACCTAATTCAGTAAAAACGCTCTCAAGGTCTTTACCAGTGATTTTTCCTTGACTAGCCATATGACGCATTCCTGCAACGGTTGTATGTTCATGCTTGGCTAGTGCTTCATCAATCATTGGGAAATAAGCGCCTATTTGATTTAATTCGCCAGCAGACACTTTACCAGTAGCTAGTCCATGAACCATGTCCTGAGTTACTGACTTCATTTGATCGCCAGTTAATCCGACGGCATCACCCATATTCAACATGGCTTTTGACAACTCATCTGCTTCAGGCTTACTGGAGTGTAAATGGTAGAACCCTTGTTCTAGCTCGTTAACTAGGCTGCTAGCTTGACCAGTCTGCTTGCTTAAATCATTGATTGTGCTGACCATACCTTTTGCTTGATAAGCTGACCCAGTTAAGGTTGTCCATGTTTGCAGCATAACCTGCTGTTCTTTGTCAAAATCATAGCCGGCTTTAATTGCTTCAACAATGCCATCTTTAACTTTGTCATAAGCGCTGTACAGTGCATTACCAACAAATGTACCTTGGATAATGTCACGTAAGCGGTGGCCGTTCTCACGTGTTTTCTTGGCGCTATCGTTAAACTTTTTAAACCCATTACTGAAGCCATCTTTTATTCTTAGCAGCAATGAATGTTTCTTAGGAGTTTGCTTAATTCGTTCACTAAAATGTTTGAACGTATCGGTGAACTTATCCTTCACACGCAAAAACACGGAGCGCTCCTTAGGAACGTCCCGTACTTTGCGTGAGAAGATGCCAATGTTTTCATCGTTGATTTTAGACTTTAATGTCGTCACAACATCATGTGGAATTTCTTTGAGATGGTTAATTAGGCTGCTGATCTTTTCACGGATTGAATTGCTTGAATTAGCTACTTGGTCTTTATACTCATTAAAGTTAGCTTTGGCTTCGTCCATCGCTTCTTTCTGTTTGGAAGCATAATTGTGCCACTTTTCACCACTCTCACTAACTTTAGATCCCATGTCAGCAGCAGCATGAACTGCTTCGTCCATCGCTTGACGTGCATTAGCAACCCCTTGGCTAATCTGATCCATAAATTTCCACACAAATGTCTTTTCAACAACTGCACTCATTAATCGGCCTCCTCTCTGCCAGCTTTTGCCTCCATCAGTCTTCGATACATAGCCATTTGAGGCGTATCAGGTTGTCGTTCTTCGGTAGTTCGATAATCAGTTAATTTGCTAATTTCGTTTGCAATTTGTTCATCGGACCGTTCTACAACTTCGCCTAACGGTTGACTGAGTTCGACACCATAAGTTGCCTGTGGCATTAAACGAGCGTGCATTTGCTCGCGCTGCTGATTAAGCATGTTAACCTGATAGCCATGCCAAACAGCTTTAAACTCAGCCGGCGTTAACTGCTCTAATTGTTCCGGAGTTAAGCCTGCGCTTCGGCCGTAACTTATTGCGGTGTACCAGGTTGCAGAACTTTTTTCAGCTTGTCCAGTTGTGTTTGAAGTTGTTCCATGCCCAACTGATCCTGATTGTATTGGTCGCTGCCCTCTTTTTCCGATTCCAGCTTCTTCTGCATAATATCCATGATCTTGTTGTATCCTTTGACAAAGCTGGTAAGCTTCCGCGCTAAAAAATTATCAGCGTGTAAAGACTGAATGATATCAGAATAAGCGACGTTAGTCTTGTCATCGTCAGCAAAGATAGTGTCTTCTAGCGCTTCTACTACTTTGTCACGACTAGGTTGTGAACGCTTGAAGTAAGCTAATGCGTAATAGTATGCATTCACAATTTGATCCGGGTCTTCGTCTAACAAGCCATCAACAAGTACGTCAAAGCCGTCACGGCCGTTTTCACTGAGTTCTTTCTTTACTTGGTTAGCAAAAGCATAGTTAAGTTTAGGTGTACAAGTAGTACCATCAATCATTAAATTTTCCATAATTTAAATTTCCTCCATTAATGTCCAAGTGAGCTAGTGGTGCCGGTGCCGCCAATATCAGTGTTGTGGGCAAAATCAAACATCTTTAACCCGTCAGCTAATAGTTGCGGGTCAAGTTCAGCCACCTCTAATACACCATCTTGCGTATTACCGTCGATATTGTAAGTGATATTAGCATGTAACAAGTTGTTAACTGCTTCGGTTTCTGGCAATCCATTAGGTTTAGCCATACCAAATTCAGCAGGCACAGACTTAACTTTTCCGCCAACATCTAAAGTTGCTTCATTGAAATCCATGCGCCAAATGCCAATCGCCACATCTTTTTGAATTGCTTTTTTAAGTCCATCATGAATCTTGTCACCGACTGTCCAATATGAATCGACGACAAATGTTTCTGATCGTGAACCAGACGTATGCAAAACGCCCTGCTTTAGGTTGACTGCCGAACTAGCACGTGTATTAGTTGCACTAGATGCAGCTTGTAATCCCAACATTTGAATCAAAACTGATTTATCATCCCACGGGAATTTGACCCCGTATAAAATTTTGTCAGCACTCTTTGTTTGTAGCTTTAATCCAGCCATATAGTGTTTCCTCACTTTCCATAGACAAAAATATCAAATAAATAAGCCAACCGAGTTAACGGCCGGCCTTCTAAACTGTTATCAATTAATTTATGCATTGACGAGCTGTCATACTTAGATGGCCATTCAGTTAGTTCCAATCGTTGCATGGCATTAGCAACTTTACGGCCTAATGCGTATGCTTGACCAACATTAGCTACATCAGCATAGACATCAACAGCAACGGTAGCTAAGAAATAATCCAAAACTTTAATATCAGTTTGCTCTTGCTCATTCTGCAAGCTGACAACTACCTGTGGAAACTTAGTTGGTCGTTGCTGGCCGAAATCATATACCGGAACGTTAAATGCTCGCAGACATTTTTTAACGTTCAATAGTAAGTCTTCCTCCGGTGACATATCAATCACTCCCCAATACTGCCAAACGCATGATGTGTTCAAATTCATTATTAAGCCTCATTGCGACTTTCTCGCCGGTAGGCTTCATAAACGGTTCTGGTGCCATTCTATAAGTGCCGAATTCTGTATTGTGGTCAGTACCGAATTCCACGTAAACACCATAATAAGTGACACCATCTTGACTGGTGATTGGCTTTTTATTGTCGCTCCCAGCAATAGCTGCCAATGCTCGCTTCTGATCTGCAACTGTTGCCATTGGCATAATAGATACTGACTTACCATCATCACTAATCTTGATTTCTAGCGATCCCTGCAAAGTCCCCGTTGGCTCGTAACCAGACTTACCATGTCCAACTTGAGTGCGTTCTAAGCCTTGTGCAGCCTCTTGCTCACGTGCACCAGCATTCTTGATAAATGCTTTGCTAAGCGCAACGGCTCGTCGATATTCCTTATTGGCTTCTTCCATGGCCTCTGGCATACCATTGCGTGCAAGCCCTCTAGCAGTCTCAAATAATTGGTTAAAATAATCAACATCAATTGAGAATGTAACGACAGGTATTTTGTCATAGTTATTCGCCATGTAGTATCACCTCATTATGAATGATATAGAACGCCGTTTGCTTATCATGCTGACTAACTTTTTGAATCTCATGCACCGTATCGTTATCACCTTCAACATATTCACCATCAAGGCCAATCGCATCGGCCTGATAACGTCCATAAACACGAATAATCGTTGCGTTGTACACCGTGCCATTCGGGGCAAATGTTAAATTGACCTGTTGAATATTAGCTTGCACTACTTGGCTTCGATAGCTCGCTTGATGATTAAGGCCATCGGGGTCTTTATCAAGAAACTTAGTCAATAAATAAACCTTATCTGGATAACGCATGCCATCACCAGCCAATCGCAGTAGCACCGCGCGTTGTTTTAGCTTGACCATCAACCCAGGCTTGAAGATCTGGATAGTATGGTGTCAGGTCATTAACGTTGAACTGGAAAGACAGCCCTTCTTCACTGTGAGACTTTTCGCCTTCGTTATGAAATTTATTGAACTTAGTAACGGCCAAATTCTCTACAATGTAGTCTAATCCTGATGGCAAGCCTGAAATTCTAACCGAACGTCCCAGATATAAAACAATGGCTTGCTCTGCATGATCAATATATAGCGTTAGTCGTTTTTTTTCACTATCGTTAGGAGTAATACCTAGTAGAGTAATGACGTTTTCTAATGTCTTACTACTGTCCTGTGTGTCACTCATAGAATGCCTCCTGACTAGTGGCCGAGGCTTGTGATAGGATCAGCGCTAGTTACAAACTGTGCCATCGGAATCAATTTGTGATCGTAGACTTTTGTCCAGTTAGTGCCATCAGCTAAGTCGTCCATCGTAGGATAAGCTTTACCCGAATGCTTTGAAGTGAAGTTACTTTCGTTCCAAGATAACCCTTGTGGTGCAAAGACAAACCGGCGGCGGTTAACAAGATAGTCAACACCATGGTTCTTTAACGGATCACGATTAGTTTCAATTGCATTAGTAACCGGCAATTCAGAATAACCAACTGCACCGCGAGCGAACAAATAACTCGTGTACTTGGCACCACTTACTGGTAAGCTATCGTCAACCACAATTTGAACGCCTTTAATCTTATCGCCAGCATCAGGAGCTTGGATTGACGTTGGTACGTTGCCATTCCCATTTAAGACGAAGGTTGAGCCATTCTTAGCATCAACTAAGTTGGCATCTTGTAATTGACGGAGAACATCAGAATGAACTGCCACAATGGCCAAGTCTTTATAGCGATCACCTAGTAAGAAGCGGGCCTTGTTGAAGTTCTTCAAGCTGAACGTGGTATCAGTCTTATCAGCAGTAGCGTCTAATTGATTGACACCCTTCATGCTGACTGAACTAAATACTCCAGTGAGAGTTTTTAGCAGAAGCTTTTCATAGACGTGTGACCAATAATCGCTGACTTGATCGCCAATAGCGCTTAAAGGATCCGCACCTGATAGTTCAGCCGATAAGTCAGTTGCACTCCAAGCTTGGTCAAAGCCTAATTTACGAGCTTGCGCTAAATCAGTAGTAATCTTGTTGACTAACAAGTCCGTTGTGTCATCGGGAACTTGAGGATCACTGTCAGCTAATGGCTTGAACAATGGCATGTTGGCTACTTTGCCAGCGCCTAATAATGCTGCAATTTGTGGTACGTTTTGAACGACACCACTCGTGAAAAAAGCGTTGTTTTGTGTTGATTTTTCAGCTAAATAGTTCCCCCATTTTTCAGGGATTTTCATATCACTTAATTGGGTAATGTTTGCCATAATTTATCTCTCCTTGTTATTTTCCAACATAAAACGACTGGCTAATGGGTTGGGCACTAGCAATTAATTTTTGAGCCTGTTCTTTGTCGGTATTGTAAATTTCAGTTTGTTTTGTTAAATTCCAACCATCTTTAGACCATGGATTATCAGTCCCTGCTTCTTGTGATGAAGTATTGTTGCTCCCAGTAGTGACGGATTGCTTACCAGTCAATAACTTTTCAGTAGCCGCTTGTACTTGGCTATCAACGTATTTCTGCAATAATCCTAGATTATCGCTTGTGGAATCTTCGTCAGCACCCATAACCAGTGGCAACATGTCCGGGCTAATCCCCTTGTCGAGTAACATTGACTTGGTCTTGTATTCCTGAATCTGAGTTGCTAATTCTTGATTTTGTTTAGCAATTTCAGCTTCACGTTGTTTACGATCAGCTTCAGCCTTTTGTTCAGCGGTCATTTTAGCTCGTTCTTCGGCCTGCTTTTGCGCATCAACCAGCTGCTGTTTAAAGTCAGCTTGCTGTTGATCAAGTTTCTTAGACCATTTAGCGTGCTGTTGACCAATCAATTCATCAATTTTAGCTTGTTGTTCATCGGTAAATGTTACCTGTTCTTCAGACTGCTTACCACCTTCAGTGTTGGTTTCCTGATTCTTTGATTCTTCACTCATTAGATAACCTCCATTTAACGTCTGTCGACTTAATTCGTTTAACGCCCGTCGGCTAAAAGTGCATAAAAAATAGACCTTTTAATGCCATATCTAGGGCAATAAAAAATTAGTCAAGTTCACTTAAGACATCTTTATAATCCATTTGTACTGGAATTACATTGCAATGGCAGCGTGGGTGAAACGGGGGTACGTTCATGCCGACCACAGCGTCTTTAATTTCAACGATTGTACCATCGTGGCCCTCACAATATCTGCAAACATGAGGATTATCTCTGGTAACAACCTTTAGCTTGGTAAAGCCTAAATTGCTGTATTGCTTGGCACATTCCCGCGTCTGAGTTGCTTTACTCTCAGTCACTAAAATACGCTCCATATCAGCTTTGGTTGACATGTAGCGCTTTTGCATTGTTGTTTCCCATAAATTCTCATTTGGATTAGGCTTGCCAGCAACGCCTAATTCTTTTGCAACAATTTTACTAATAGAATTAGGGTTGACATGATTTTGCATTTGGAACTTGATAATGTTATCTAAATCAATTGCTAAATTATTGGCATGTTTGAAGATTAAATTCAATGAGGTATTCTCAGGCTCATTTTGAGCAGCCACTCGATACAATGCACGATGTCTAAGCTGTTTATTGTACCCACCTAACCCACTACCAGTTAGCTTAGTTACCTGTTGAACGATCTCTGCCTGCTTAGCTTGAACTAACTTGTTAACCTTTAGTCCCATGTTAGCGACGTTAACGCGTGCTTGAGCCTGGGCTACATCTAGATTAGTTTTGTAAGGCAGATTATTTAATAACGTGGCTAATACTTGTTCTTCCTCACGAGTAGCACTCTGTTTTAACTCAAGCACTGCATCGGTTAGCTCTTTAATGTCTGCATCATCGGCATCATCTTGCCAGGTTACATTTTTGTGTAGAAAGTAGGCTAAATTCTTAACCTGGGCATGATGTGAACGTTCGATAATGCTAATCAGCTGTTGGAATACTGGATCCTTAACATCTAAAATCTTTGCTAAAGCATGAGCCAATTTATTAATGTCCATAATCAGCCTTCTTTGTTGTTATTATCGGGTAACGATGCTTTTTCACCGGTTGCAAATATGTTGCCCAGTCCACCGTCACCTTGAGCGTAATTATCGTCATCTTCCTTAGCAGTTTGGGTATCCTCTTTAACGCGTTCCGCTTCGGCATCAGCATTGATTCCTGTAATTGGTTCAGCCATGTCACGAATGGTTTCGTCACTGAATTTACCAGTACCATTTAGTAACTGGATAAGTTGTGCGGTCGCATCATCATTCTTAGGCAAGTTTGGCATGAAGTTAGCTTTAATCATCTTGTTCCATTTGTCAGAACTAATTTGGTTGAGTGTTTGCCAATAGCTAACACAAGCATTCAAGCGATCATGTAAACCACGTTTAAACAACGTTTCCTGTAGTTTGCGTTCTTGATCACTGCCCCACAGTTTATAAGACATAGCCACGCCAGAAGCATTGGAAGCAAAGTTTGGATCGTTGACATTAGGCGTATTAGTGTACTTGTGAATTTCGTTGATTAGGAAATTAGTGTATGTTGACCAGCCAGCAGCGTCATACTGCTTAGTTAGATACTTAGCGTCGGGTTGAATAATATGCTTGGCGGTTGAACCAACACCGCCACTTGCTGCGAACGGTTCTAAATACCACATGTGATTTTTAGGGTCAACGTTTGGATGAGCTGGTTCAATGATAATCGGCTGACCGTCTTGGCCTATTTTTTTATTACCATTCTCGTCCAGCAAATACTTAGGTTCTGTCATATTAGAAAACTTACCAGTTAAGACGATATTGGCGTTGTTGAAGTCTTCCTGGAAGTCAGCCATCATCGATACACTTTTGTCCAGTGCATCTAGTTGGTCTAGTTCAGGCTCCCAATCGCCTAACCGCTCATCATTATTGCGATACTCGGTTAATGGAACAGTATCGAAAAAGTGTGGCAATGTATCATCCAATACTGCATTGGCAACGGGTGAATTAGTTTGAGGCAAACCACCCTGACTATGAAAGGTAAAAAGCTGACTATCAGTGTAAACCTCATAATGTTCCACCAATTGATTATCTAAGATACCAGTCTGATAATAACGAACACCAACAAGTGGCTTGTGATCGACAGTATCATCATAGATCACAAATGCTTGTGTTGGATCAACTCGAACTAGTCCTAAATCAGTCACTCCATTTTTAACGTATACTAAATCATATGCTCGACCAGTGATTGATAAGTCCTTCGCTAGTTGCTGGTTGACATAGTCTGCGTTCGTATTAACGATAAAAGTATCTAATACATTTTGGAACTTTTGTGCCTGGCTATCATCTACTTCAGTATCATCTTGTAGTTTTAACTGAATTGGATTACCTATTAAATAGCCAACTCGAATGCTTGTCATATAACGAGCGAACGCTGCCGCTACTCGATTGTTAGCATGGTAAGGATTATTACTATCTTCTTGCTTTTTGATTGCGTTATTAGCCTCGTAGTAATCATACAAAGTTTGAAGTCTTGAGACTTGATGATTTTGATGATGGTTAATAAACTGATAGACAATCTTCATTAATTCTAACGGCTGTTCTGAAACTGCCGTGTATGTTCCAACTGGCATCGTGTAGTCTCGGTTGGCTTCACGGTCAAAACGTTGTTTTCCATAAATACTATTAATAATCATTCACTCCCATCTGACGACCAATCGCGTATTGTTCATCCCATTTAACACCTAACGATCCATCATAATCCCCCATATATTGGCGAACTGCATAACGTAAGGCGTCAATCGCATGGTTGTCTTGGTCTTTAGGCTTGCTTAGCGTGTTACCCATGCGATCACTGTCAAAGACGTAGCTGTTTAATTCACGCCACAAATTCTTGCATTTAGGGTGAACGTGAATTTGATATTGCCATAGTTGGTCAATACCAGCCTCAATTGGCGTTTTTGAAACGCTATCAGCATTTAAAATTCCTAAATCATTTAATTGAGCAGTTCTTTCAGGGCTTGCGCTATCTGCATATATCCTGGCTCGTTCATAGCCGTTAGCTTTTAACCATTTAGCAATATGTGGTGTTGTTTGATGATAGGTATACATCTCATCGTAGACCCACAACTGCTTATTGCGAACATCAACAGCAACGGCAACGAAAGCGTTAGGATCATTACCGAAGCCATAGTCCAGGCCAAAGCCAGTCTGCCCACACTCTTGTATCTTATCCATAGCATTAAAGTCAACTTGTTCAACGTTATCTTCAAATACTAGCCCTTCAGCTACGCCCCAGTCGCCATCAACGACCGTTTTAGCGCGTCTAGGGTTGGTTTGGTATAAACTATAAAGCCGCTGTTTATATTCGTCAGAGACGAACTCATTGCATCTAACGGTAGTCGTGCGAACAAAGGCATCATCACGTTTCTGGTCAAAAAACTCACGCTTTAGCCAATGGTGCTCATTCCATGGGTTAAACGTGAGCGTTACTTGATAAAAGACTTGTGGATCATTCCCACGTAACGATTCAATCACCGTTTGTAACTTGCTAAACGATTCAATTTCATAGGCTTCTTCTACCCACAGCCAGCACAATTCACCAGTAAGGACATTAACTGAAGTTAGTTTCAATGGATCATCAAGGCCACGAAAGATAATTTTCTGGCCAGTTGGCAAGTAAGTGATTTCTGGCAATGACTCGTTATACTTAAAGTAACGTGCTAAGTGGAAGTCATTAATAGCCTTCTTGCATTCCACGAAGGTACTAGTCTTGTTGGTATTGGCATTACGCCTTACGACCAAGATATTTGACCAATGATACTTAACTAACCGGTAAATTAAATTGTGAGCGGTGGTTACCGACTTCTTCGATCCACGACTGCCTTTAATCACTCGGTAAAAGTGATGATCACGCCAGAAATCAGTATAGCCAGAACCAATTAATTGTCGTAAACTTAAATTAAATTGTTGGGTGGTTGACATATGACATCATCTCCAGGGGGGACGTTAACATGATAATAGCAATAATTATTTTATTTTTAGGACTACCAATTTTCTTTCATATGGCATGGCGGGGTTTAAATTGGTTTGTAGATTTCATTTTGATTGCAGCAGTCATCGGTTTAATATACATAGCTTGGTGGTTTATCGTGGCGTTTGTCATACTATTAGCCATCTCATATACAATCAAGTATTTTGTTGGCCGTCATCGGGCAAATCGTCAGTAAAGTTGATGACAACTTGTTGATTGTCTTTACTAGATCGTTTAGCCTTAGCCTCCGCAATATCTGCATCAGCTTTAAGCTTGCGAATCTGTTGTTCAACAAGCTTATCGTTATCCGGATAACGCTTCAGTATTTCCTTAGTAGCGCTTATCCGTGTTTTCAAGTCAGCTTCTTTGTGTTCCTCATAAACGACGTCAGCAGTGCTAATATAAACCGTTTCTTTAGTTTCCCCTCTAGCGATACTAGTAAGTAGCTCAACGGCTTCTGTGGCGTCCATAATGCGCTTGGAAGCTATCTCAGCCATTTGCTCATCGATGTAAGATTTAATTCCAACATTTTCCAACAATTTGCTAGATTGTGCCTTTGCATAGTTGCGCGAATAACCAGCTTCAATAGCAGCTTGATAAGCATTGCCAGACTTAATATACTCATCGGCAAATTTACGCTGTTTTGGCGTTAACTTTCGTTTCATTACATATCACCACACCTCCGTTAATTGGAATTAGATTGATAATCCTATTATTTTTCGAGTAAACGAATCCGAATTGCCAGTACCTGTGCATAGGTTTCCATAGCTCTTGCTTGAATACCAATGAGTTGCCGTTGTTCATCAGGAATATCTAAGTTACTGGCAGCCGGCCAAGCTTTAGCAATCTTGTCCGTCAGTTCATTGTATTCAGTGTTTAACTTTTTCAACAATACTTTGTTCATAATAATTACCATCCTTTTTATTTTTATCCAAACTAAAAGCGCCATGCTGTTTAGCACGACGCTTCATCCATTTATCTAAGTGGGCATCTATCTCCGCTTCTTGTGGCGTGACGTAGCCATATTTTGTGTTAATCATCTTTACCATGAGTTGCCTCGTTGCTTGAACAGAATGGATATTGTACCCCAAATAGTTCTAGATTAACTTTTTTCCAATCATTCTCAATAGCCTCGTTGTCTTCCATATTCATTGTGGTTCCTCCTAATCGTATGTATCAAAAAAGCTCCGCATAGCTATTATACGAAGCTTTCTAGCCTAGAAAATGTAATACAATTTGTACAATAGTTGGAACTACAATAGCTACAATTGCTATCGCCCAAGTCTTCAACTGTCGGTGGTCTGCTTTTATTGTATCTTCAATTTTTTGGATTGTTTCTTCCTGGCTTGGCAACCCGTCAATCTTATCATTCAATTCTTTTAAACTAGCTTCGACTCTATCTAGGCTTTCTTTTTGATATTTATTTTGATTATCAATAAGCTTTTGGGTCAATGCAATCTGTTCATCAAGTCGTTTATTATGTGTATCTATAAGCTTATTTAATGAAGTATAGTCACGATCAGTTAAAAAGCCATTATTCTCAGACATAGAAATTCCTCCGTTCAATTGGTAATTTACAGTGTCTCGAGCCTCATGATCTTCAATTTTTATATTTGAACTTGTAACATCTGGATTAACTGCCGACAGATTAATGGGACCATTGTTTATAGAAGATGCTACCACAAATGCACCAAAAATAGCCGTCAAAAGCTTTTTGCCTTTGTTAAAAGATGCAGAGTCCTCATAAGAATCACTATCTGAATTGAAAAAAATATTGTTGGAAGATTCCATGAGCTTAATTCATACCATCTGTTGGGGCAGCGCTAGTTGCGAAAGTTCTAAACTTTTGGCTTTGAATATTTTGACCATCCAAGCTAAATATTCCATTATATTCGCCAGCTTGTTGGAAAACTACATTTCTAAAATCAAGATTAAAATTAAAGCCGCCCTTAGTAGGCTCAGCGAATGATTTAATGTCACCTTCAACTTTGCTCAACACATTATTATTTTCATCTGTAATCGTAAACTTAATATGATGATCAGTATCAAAACTCAATCCATCAGTTAAAACAGTCGCAGAAAAAGAAAGTGCTGTGGGAACGATAGGCATTCCAAGCGTTAGAGTGGGATTTACTAATCTAACTGTACTGCCTAAACCGTTTTGATTATTTACACGATCAATATTCTCAGAAAAAACAATTTGAGCAGAAATACTTTCTTCAGTCATTAATCATCATCCTCCAAATTAAATAATCTAAGTTACTACTATAGATTATACAAAAACTCCCGCCAATAAGCGAGAGCCAGTTTGGAGATTGCCCGTTTAATGTGCTTGGTAGGGATTTGCACCCGACATGGGCCATTGCCCAGCCACTAAAGCATGTATCTCTTCGATACCGGTTCGCGTCTACCTATTCCGCCACAAGCACAGCCAATGTAAACAAGACGATGGGAGTTCATGTTATGAAGTTAATTCCAAACACGACTCCAGCCCTATTCAGCAGTTTAGTGACTTGCTTGGGTCAATATGATTGGTGTGGGCCAAGTCGCGAACTTATTTCAGATTCGCAACTTTCCCCGCTAATTATATCGCCGGTAGGACTCGAACCTACATCCCATTGTGGCTTGCCAATTAGCCCACAGCGATACTCACATTTAACGGCCGACGTTAAATACGAAGACTAATGCCGGCGGCAGAGAGAAGCGCATCACCCCTTATAAATCCGCCGGCTACACAGATAGCTGGATTTGAACCAACATAGACGGTTTTGGAGACCGCCATCTTGCCAATTAGATCATATCTGCTTAATAGACGGGCAACCGTATCGATTTAACCAAGGAGGTGATGTAGCCGTAAATTTGTCCCCGTCTAACGTAGCCTGCTGGACTCGAACCAGCGGCAACCTGATTAACAGTCAGGCGCTCTACCAACTGAGCTAAGGCCACAATAATAATCAATTAGAGCTATCAGAAAAACGTTTATTTGTCGCCCTAACCAATTATCGATAATACTAATTTACCACCAATTTATTGCTATGAAGTTCGGTTAAAGTCCGGTTTGAGTTCGGTTTTGGTAAATATTCAGGTCTTCTAGGTAATAGCTCTGTGCGAACTGTAGCATTGCCAATGGCTTCCAGCGGTCAAAATACTGCGTCTTGCTGTAGCCAATATCCATGTAGCACATCGTGTCGCTGTAACCTTGCAAATATAGCCGATCTAATATCTCCTGGCACTCATGATCACAGCGAGCCATTGCCTGAATAGTCTGTCGGACAATCTGCTCTGCATACATGCGGCGTGTAATCCGATTCTCGGCCGAGTTACCAGCTGGGGACGACTTAGGCATGCCATCCATGCTAGGCGATTTTAAATCAGCAACCGAATGGCCGGACGCCCGAACTGCTTTCGGTAACTTCTTATCCAGGAACCGCCGCACCTGTTTAATTGTTTTCTCCTGGTCAATTGGTGGAAAAATTTCATCTGAAATAACTTGCTGTTCGCCCATCATGCGCCCCTCCGCTTTCGTATGCTATAATTAATTTTGTGGGAATCAATTGTAGCGGCGTCAGCATTGGCAGTGCCTTTTATATGTTATACTTACAACGGTCATACGAGTGGTCCTAATGACTAGTCGCCCTAGTAGGCGGCTTTTTGTTTACTCTCGCGATCATTAGTCACCTCCACAATAGTCATTGCTGGTGTCGTCCACCAGTTGGGCATGTCATACGCTGCGTCCATGAAGTTGTCGGCTTCATCATAGGTGTCGAACGTCGCGATGATCTCGTGTGAAAACATATCTTGGCACTCATACTTAATTGTCATTTCTTTTTCTCCAATAGTTCCGGTTTCTCGTGTACGTTGCCAATAACTGATATACTTGGTGAAATTTCTGATAATAATCCATATTTAACGTAGAATGCGCCTTGCTCAAACTTGACCTCATATCTATTCCCTAACATCCCCCAATATTGAGATGTAACTTCAATAATATCGCCCTCATAGATATCCTTGCCGTTCACGTCTGTCAGGCCGGTAAACTGTTCTAGCACCAGATTATCAGGTGTTATTGTGCCTTTACGTTGAAGGCCTGTTACTTTGACTTTTTTTAACTCGCCGTCAGGGTAAAACTCAATTTCTAGCACCTTACGATAGCTACTTGTCGCTTTATCCCACGCTCTAAATTTAATCATCGTCGCCATCTCCTATCAAATCATCTAGTTCATTAATGGCCTGTTGAACACCAGCAGCCTCACTTTTAAGCTCAAACATCAAACACTGGTTGCGGTCCCTCGCCAATCTCCTACGCAACTCTTTCATTCCACTATTAATTTGCCGGTGCTTCCGTTTAATCGTTGAACGTTTCTTTGTGTGTTTAGGCATTCTCGTCCTCCGTGATTTCATCTATTTCTACTCTAGGATTTCGTTTATCAACGGCAAATTCGTCCTGGAATCCTGTGATGTGCTTTCGATTATCGTTGCCTAAAATCCCAGCCTTCATAAATCCGTCCAGCACAAACTTTTTAGCAAACGCGATATTATCTGCATCTTTCCGGTTGTTCTTCGTGTACCACGTAAATTTAAGCTTGCAAGGCCAATTAAATTCGATTCCAGAATTCCGACTAGCCCTGGCATACACACTACATAAGGCCGTGTACCGCTTCTTTAGTTTAGCTGCGGCGTATCTGTTGGCCCGTTCAGCCTTGATGTACTCATTTAGGCTAGGCAGCTCGCCTTTGATCACGACTTTGCTCATACTTTCGGCACCCGGATAATGTAGTAGCCATTAACGATCCCGTTAGACATACTGGCCTGTCTAATCGAAAACTCTGGAGCATCAATCTTCTCGCATAATCTTGCCAGTGTTTGATAGGCGATCACTTCGCCAGGATTGTTATACTTCTC